TCTAGGTTTATAATTAAGTCGTCAATTGTTCTCATCTTTCCTCCTCCAATTCAATCTCAATCTCTTTGATTTCACCCACAGGGAATGGGGTTCTTTGTCTTGCCTCTATCGCTTCTTCCTTGCTTGCATACGTAATAAATTCGTAATCACGCTCACCTTCTGGTACTACTAAATAGGCAAACACCCAACGCTTCACCTTCTTCGGCTCGACCTGTATTCTCAAAACCCCATCAGGCCCAACTTCGTCAGCGTGGTAGAGGGAACGGTATTTATTAGTCGAAAAATAACGTCCGTCTGCATGATAGGATCTTGGGTTGGACCCTTCATTTGGCTGAACTCTTACTTCATAGGGCATTATCCTTGTCACCGTCCCCCAGCCTATCGTAACATCAAACACTCTTTCCCCTACTTCAAACGGTCTCGGATTCATTTTGTTTCCTCCTCCAGTCTCCTGTACCCTACACTCAAAATCCTTTTCTGATCCAACGTGCAGGTTTTCTTCCCGTCAATCATTACGTAATCCCATTTCTCCCGTTTCGCAAATTCAATGAGACGTTTCCTTAAATGTTTAATCGGAACCCTCATCATACAAGCAATCTCATCATCAGTTGTCCACGTCATTGGTCGCCTCCTAGTTCCCTTAGCTTCTTAACTGTCATTGCTAATTCCTGGCAAAACGAGTCTAATTCTGCCGTTAATTTGGTTATGAAAGCATCGTCACGCACAACCTTAATGATAAAAGGTGCGATTCCCGGATAGTAGCTCATAAACCACCACGCTTCAAAACCCGTAACCGCCATGCTCCCCTGAACCTGCTGAAAGTATTCTGTCGGAAGTTTCTGTTCAAAAAGGTATGAAACGTGCGTGTGCATTATAGGACACTTAATTTCAAGGCCCTCGTTTCCGATAAGACCATCAGGGGAACATAGATATTTCTTTTGTTCATCTGGATAGCAAAGACCTACACGTCTAACCTCAACATCGTGTATCATTTCAAACAGGCTTCTTGCATCTGGTTCCAATTCAATACCCCTTAACATATTGGCGTTCTGGTAGGATTCCGCTTTAAGTCCGGTAAGAGTTTCCCCGGCAAGCTGGTAAAGATAGTTTTTCGCTTGTTTAGACGGTTCGCCTTTAGTGGTAACTATTTTGTCAAAGCTACTCGCCCCAGGCTTTCCGGCTTTCTCAGCAAACCACTGTTCTGACATCTGTTCGCAGTCTATTATTATCATAAGATTTTCCCCTATTCCGCCTTAGCTTTGGGCTTTTGCTGTACCGCAGTAATGGCTTCGCTGAATCGTTTAGCCGGGAGCGTATCAATAGATTCAATCCCGAAATGGTCATTGAACTTTTTGACGTTAATACCCCTGTCGGCAAATTCCTTGACAAGTTCGGCTTTTTGCTTTTCATTGATATACTCTAACCCACCATTTCCATCGTCGTCCATATCGTGTGTCGCAAGGCCCGTTAAAGCCAATAGCGTATATCTCTGTAAATATGTCACCGATGACCCTATGGCTTGGATTGAGTTTTTACCTCCTGAAGTGTCCGGCATGGCTGTTAGGGATGTGCTTTCGCTATGACCTAACCTGTGAGTTATTGTACAGGTAACAGTGATTCCAGTTTCGGACTGAGATGTAATCCACGCCGCAGATAATCCATGTTCGCTTAGGGCTTTGTTAATTTTCGACGTTACGTTGGCAAGGCTGGCATGGTTATATGATGTTGTGCCTTTACCTTGAACGGTATATGATACTTTTTTGTCTTTCTCAATGTCCGGTGGATTCATCTTAAAGGCAGACATGGCTTCGTGATATGCCTTCCTTGCATTGTTAGCATCGTTTCGTTCCTGTAATTCCATCATTGACTTGATGAATTCAGGATCATACCCCTTCTCAGTTGACACTTGAAAGATTGTCAAGAAAGAATCTTCTGCTTTAGGCTCTAATATTTGAACTTCATTCTTGGTTGGCATTTTCTTCTCCCTCCTTTACCCCTTTTTATTTATTCCTCCAAACTCGCACCGCACCACCCGCAACGGTAGCAACGGTCAACGTCATCATAATCGCAGTCGGAGTAATCACCTATACTCCGTCCACAATTAGGACACTCAATTTCCCCCATGTGCTTACAGAAATCCCTGTCATCTTGGGCTTCCGTACGTTCTATGCATCGTTTTGAGTTCATAGCTTCCCCTCCGCTTCTTTTATGGCTTCGTCAATCACTTTAATTATATAGTGTTCTTCGGGGTCTTCACAACTGTATTGCATTATCAGAGCTAAATGGAGTCTAGCTTCCCTCAACGCCCCCACTAACTTGGCATTGACAGACTCAAGGGTTTTTATCTTATCTTCACTTTCCTTCCTGCCAAGTTCAACGCCTGACATTATAGCCATATTCTGGAGCGATATAATGTCTTTAATTCCAGTAAACAAATCATTTTCCTTGCTCATTGTTGTTCTCCTTGAGTTGCTTTATCCAGTTATCCACCTGATATTCCCCTAAATCTAAAAGTTTCTGCGGTATCTGCTGGACTTGTTTGTTATTGATGATTTTGGGTGCTACTATAATGGTTGCCATTTGATTGGTGGAGGGCAGTAAAGTACCAGATATAACCACTATGAAAGAAACGACACCTATTATGGCCACTTCCTTAAGCGTCTTCACTAAATAACTTACAGGGGAAGTATCGTCTGTATTATCCATTATCCTCGTGATCACTACTACAAGTACATAGGTTGCAAGGCACACAAGACTCAGTGTACCAATAACTTGTAGTGTCTCACATATCGCATCCAACTTTAATATCCAGTAAATTGTCCATGCACTCATTTTCTTTCCTCCCTCTCCTTTTTGCACCACGCTTCCGATCTGTTTTCAGGGTTCTTAAATAACTCCCAACATTCCGCATACAGAGGAGCACACTTTTTCACGTACTCCGCATACAGAGGAGCACACTTTTTCACGTACTCCTCATACACAGCATCACGCTTTTTCACGTACTCCTCATATAGAGCATCACGCTTTTTCACGTACTCCGCATCCAGAACATCACACTTCTTCTTATACTCCGCATCCAGAACATCACACTTCTTCTTATACTCCTCATATAGAGGAGCACGCAACAGACCTTCGGGAACATATACTCCCGGAAGTGCCATTTCGCCCGACAAGATAGCATCGACTATTACTGGTGGAAAATTGTCAGGCGATGAAAAATCTGTACATTCTTTTTGTACTCCGTTTGCCCTTTCGTCTTCATAATAAAAGTCAATCGCTCCATGCCCAACCCAGTCTTCTTGCGATGTGTGCCTTCTGAGTTCCCCTCCCCTACGAGTATGATAGAGCATCGTTTTTGTTAGGAACCTAATTGTTCCATCTGGCATTTCTTTCCAGCTTATGAATTCGCACATTTCTCCTCCCTCTCCTTTTTGCACCACGCTTCCGGGTCTCGCCCGAAGGTGGCTTCCAAGTGTTCTTTCCTTGCCCTCGCTAGGAGCTGTTCAACTTCAACCTCTTTGGGTATAATCGGGATACCATGCTTGTCAACCATGATTGCCTCCTTATTTGTTGTGGACAGGATAGTTCAGGTCGCTCATCTCGCCTCACTGTGCTACGCCGTGGTCAACGTAATAAAGATGCCCTCAATGCTATCCTGTCCATGTTGTGTGGTGGGAGGCAGGGATACACAGCAACCCGACTTTAACGGTATTCTGCCGACCTCACACATCCCCCGTATCCCTCAGAGAAGACCTCCCACCATTTACCAGTTGTGTGGTGGGAGGCAGGATTCGAACCTGCAATACCAGATATTACTGGCTATTTAATTTGTATACGACATACTATGCGTCTTCCAGTTTCGCCACTCCCACCATTCTAAAAACCTTGTGTGGTGGGAGGCAGGATTTGAACCTGCTATCAGGACTCATCCCTGAAACTGAGACTAGTATCATGCGATCATTCCGCCACTCCCACCATTTAAAAGAACCAACTTGTCGGGGTGGGGCAGGACTCGAACCCGCGAGTATTGGATCGCCACATATGTCCAACCCCTTTTCCTACTAAACCCACCCAAGAACTATTAAGAATTACTTAACTACTCCCCTTGAGTACCATCCCGCCCGACTGTCGCCTAAGCCGCCGTTTGTGATGCCGGAAGACCAGGACTATTTGCGACTGCATCCGTAGAGAGTCTATCGTGCCAGTCAATCCGTCTCTCTTTCCGTACCAGTTGTGCCGAATCTCGGGTGAACCAGAGGGAAAGTGGGTTTGTTAATGAACTTTGTCTGCATTATAAACACAGCTTGAATTTAATGTCAAGAACTTTTTTCACATTTCGTAATTTTTTCACATTTTCAACAATCCTTAATATTTAACCTACCTACAATCGCCTGAAAAATAATGTTTGCACTACCCGTAAATGCATGCTATCATCGGTTCCAAGAAAATACAAGGAGGGAAAATGAACATACAACCGAAGTTCGAGAGATTGATCCGAAAATACCGGAAGGAGCTATTGCAAGCTGGATACAAACCGTCTCGCCTAACAATGTGGGCGCAATCAAAACGTCATCCGTCAAAAGACGAGGCGGAGAAACTCGCACCTATCATCGGAATACCAGTTGAGGAGATTCCGTGGGTACAGTGGGTGAGGAACGAATAAAAAGGGAGGTGAGTGTGATGTATAATGTAAAATCTAAGTATAAAAATCCAGACAAATATGTTGAGTCATTAAAAGACGAGATTGATTGGCGAAAAACCATGTCAAAGAATGATTTTGATACAATGCAAAAGTTGGCCGGCATTAGGTGGTTTATTTGTGGTGATGAAGTAAGCGACATTGCTGCGGTACTCGACCGAAGCGTCATACAGAAGGCTTATATAGGTCAGCCTCTTATTATGAGGGGTGAAATAGTTAGAATGGAAAAAAAGCAAAACAGGTATATCGCTACAATGTCCGTTAAAGAGGTTAGATTAGATTAGTTATGAATAACTACAACGGCCCCAAATCCAGGCTAATGGACGATCTAATGGAGAATTTCAGGGAACACTACGACCCCGACCTAGACCCGTCTGCCTGTATAGACTGGCCCCTAATAGAGTTGTACCTTGCCCGTGCCTGTAGTGTGCTGGAAGAGAAAGGATGGAAGAATGGCTACCAGAGAGACTAAGCTCAAAAAGCAAGTCCGAGATTATCTTAGACTTAAAGGATGGTTTGTATTTCACGTTTTACAGGGATTGGGTGCGTATAAAGGGGTAAGTGACTTAATCGCTATCAAGGAAGGAAAAACCATTTTTCTTGAGTGTAAAGCTCCTGAGGGAATTGATAAAAACGGACGTAAGAAACCAGCCGGAAAACAATCAGAAAATCAAATCCAATTTGAAGCCGACATCAAAGCTCACGGTGGAAGCTATTATGTTATTCGTTCCGTGGAAGATGTCATTGAGGTTATTGGATGATACCGAAGCCTAAACGCGAAACCGACAAAAAGTATCTTGAATACATCAAGACCCTGCCGTGTGCGTGTAAGGATAAAACCTGCGTAGGTGAAATAGCTCCGCACCACACCACAACCAAAGGGGCGGGCGGTAGCGATTATCTGACGGTTCCGTTGTGTGCTAAACACCACACGCAATGCCACAATATGGGAAGATATTCGTTTCAAAGAAAGTTAGGCGTTTCATTTGATGAAATAGTTAACAAGTGTCAAAAAGATTGGAGGGGGAGTGATGGTTGATTACACGGAAATTGATAAAGAGTTATTGGCTGGAAACAAAATAGCTGATGTGTCCCAAAAGTACGGGGTTCACGCAACGTCAATCCGCAAGCGGGCGAGAAGATTAAACGTTCCCTGGGAGAAAAAAGCCTTTGACTGGAACAAACATAAAGACCTGCTCGAATCAAAATTAACCGCCACGGAGGTATCAGAGATAATCGGGTGCAGTCGGATCAGCGTGGCGACACAGCGGAAGAAAATGAAGCATCCGAGGGCAAGGGTGCAGGACACGCCGGAAAACCGCACAAGGAATTATCTTGCTTGGATGCAAGCCGGATTCCCCACGGGAGAGAGACAAAACGAAGGACTGTCGAGTTACATAACTGGGAGAGAGAGATGAACGTTGCTTTAGATCATCAACACAAAAAGAAATTACGGCATAGACTTATTAATGACCATTTCCAGAATTATAAATCATATCAAATACCAAAAGCACAATTGATTATAGCTGACATACCATATAACACTGGGAAAAATGCTTACGGGTCAAACCCAGCTTGGTATATTGATGGAAACAACGCAAACGGTGAAAGCAAATTAGCAAATACTGAATTTTTTGATACTGATAAAAACTTCAGGATTTCAGAGTTCCTTAGTTTCTGCTCACATATGCTTATTAAGGAACCAAAAGAAACGGGTAAAGCACCAGCCATGGTGGTATTCTGTGCTTTCGATCAACAATTTGAATTGATAGAAAAAGCAAAAAAGTTTGGTCTAAAAAACTATATTAATTTAGTGTTCACAAAGAATTTTTCTGCTCAGGTATTAAAATCAAATATGCGGATTGTTGGCAACTGTGAATATGCCATTGTGCTTTACCGTCATAAATTACCTAAGTTCAACAATCACGGTAAAATGGTATTTAATTCTATGCCATGGGATAAAGACACCATAAGCCCTAAATTACACCCCACACAAAAACCAGTTAGTTTACTTAAGAAATTAATTTGTCTTTTTACCGATCAAGGGGAAGTGATAATTGATCCGGTTGCGGGAAGTGCTTCTACAATAATTGCCGCTATTCAAACAGATCGAAGTGCTTATGGATTTGAAATTAAAAAAGATTTTTATAGAGCCGGAAATGAATGGATTCAACGAGAGATGCAACAGTCTCGATTAATTTTATAGGGGAGGGAGAGATGAAAACTCTATTCATCATCGGCGTTATCACGGCTATATGGCTATTGACTAAAAACCTGGTAGACTTCGCAAGGAGGGGGAAATGATACAAACACTAGGTGCAATCTTCATCGTTTTAATTTTAGGCATCATCGCTTTAAGAGTGATATTTAGGGGGGTGAAATGAAAATCGCTATTATAGGTTCGACTCAGTATTACAGCAAGTTCATATCTCACAAGGCTGACATGGAGCAATTGGGGCATAAAGTACGGATGCCAGCACTTGACGACCACGATATGGATGCCCTTCAGATAATGACCTTTAACCTGGATTTGATTAAGTGGGCGGACAGGGTTGATATTATATGGGATTGCAGATCAACTTGCACTTGGGGCGATTTCTGCATGGCGTTCGCCCTTGGAAAGGAAGTCGGTATTGTTTATCTGGAGGAAAAACTAATGCGAGACGTTGTTGTAAATTATGGCAAGGAGGTAATATGAATTACAGAATCGCACCAGAAGACAGTACGTTATGGAAATGTAATTGGCTTGAGTGTGCCGGAGGAAGTGGGTTGGCTGGAGGCGGTATGTGTTCATTCCGTGGTGACTGGTCTAACCCTGATTGCCCCTATTTCATCACCGAGGATGACTTGCAGGTACTGTGGCATCTCGATTACATTAAACGTACAGCATGGTGGAGGAGGATTCTCCAACCAATACCGTTGTGGTGGTTTAGGTTTGTATTATGGCTGAGAATGGAAGCTAGGAGGTAACATGAACGATCAATATAAATCGCTACACGTTACATTAACGGATTGTTTCGATCAGGCGGCAAACGGGAAAGGCAAAGAGAGACATGCAGACGACCAAGCCTTCGAAGATCAGCCTATCATGTGGATTGAGAAAAACTTTAAGAGCTTTCAGCTGGGTCAGGCGGTCAAGAAAGTTCATGAATCGCAGAGTTTGGAAAAGGATGCCGCAATTAGGGAACTGCGGGGCGCAGTAGTATATATTTGTGCTAAGATTATATCCCTACAAATGTGACTGGAATATTGTCGAAACGATACTTAACTATGCAAAATAACCGGGAGAATTTTCCGACCATGAGGAGGTGACGTGAACAAAGGCGAAATAGTAAAAGACGCAATAA